CGCCATATCCCCCTTCCACAGCCCTTGCCGCTCTAGGCTTCCAGCGTCTCAGCCGGTGTCGAAAAATCCGTCGTGTCGAAGAAGTGTCGAAAATCTTTCATCGGGCCGAGTCTGATCACGTCTTGCAGGAAGTCCGGGGCGAGGTGCGCATACCGCATGGTCATAGTCAGCGACGAGTGCCCGAGAATCTTTTGCAGGGTCAGGATATTGCCGCCGTTCATCATGAAGTGCGAGGCGAACGTGTGACGGAGCACGTGCGATTTCTGCCCACGGGGGAGGGCGACGCCGGACATTTTCACGGCGAAGTCAAAGCTGTCGCGGCAGTTGGAGAACTTACCGTAGCGGCGCAGGTGCGAGTGCAGGCGTTGTTCCAGTTCTGGAGGTATCGGGACCGAGCGACGACGCTTTGACTTCGTGTTAACGAATTGCACCGCTCCATCCCGGACCCGATCCAGGGTCAGCCCTTGAGCTTCACCCCAGCGGCAACCGGTAGCCAGACAGACCAGGGCGACGGGTTCCACATGAGGCGTCTTGCAATGTTCCCGGAGGGCACGGAACAGCGTTTCTATCTGTTGGCGGGTTAGGTAGGTCAATTCACGATCTTGCAGCTTGATCGCCTTCACCTTGGCCAGCGGGTCTGGATAGTCGATTTCACCCAACTGGTGCAGTTCGTTGAACAGCGACCGCAAGTAGCCCAGTTCGTTGTTCAAGGTCTTGCCACTGATGCCTGACGCAAGGCGTCTGGCCCGATACTCGGCGAAGATGTTCCCGGTTACCGCCGAGCCTATGGGGTTGCCCATGCGTTCCGCCATCTTGCGCAGCACCAGGGAGCGGCGGTCAGCGTCCGTCAGGGCGTGGCCGTGGAGCAACGTCCAACGGGTCACCAACTCAGACAGGCGTCGACGATCCTTCGGCCTTGGCGTCCAGGCCGGGTTTTCAATGGTCCTTTGCCGCACGGTGGCTTCGAACCGCTGGGCTTCGCCCTTGGTCTTGAAACGCTTCCTGAAGCGCTTGCCCTTGATCGGTTCAACGTCGGCCAGCCAGCGGCCATCCTCAAGCTTGGTGATCGCCATCAGATCGCGTATCCCCGCCGCAGATACCGATCACACATCAGCTTGTGGATATGCCTTTCCAGATCGCGACGAGTCCAACCCTTGGCCAGGTAGTGGTCTTCGATAACGTGCCAGAACTCCAGTTTACGGGCGGACTCAATAGCCTTTTTTGCCGGGACACGCTCCCGCGCGATCAGGCTCACGAACTGGCCGAGGAACATCTCGCAGTTACGCCCGCTGAAGCCCTTGGCGGTCTTGTAGTAGCGCCGATACTCGGTGCGCTCGATCAGCGGATCGCACTCGACCTGTACGCGGGCGTCCTGGCTGATCAGGCTCCAGAACGGATCGTAGACCGCCGTCCGGCTCAGCAGCTTGAAGCTTTCGCAGGCGTAGTTCCACAGTCCTTGCAGATGCGGGCAGAGGCCCTCATAGGTGCGGCAGCCAATGACCTCCCCCGAGGCCATACGCGAGCCTTCGGAGAATTGCTGGACGATGGAGTGATGGAAACGGAATTCGAGCCGCCACACCGTTTCCAGGGGGTTATAGGCCGGGTCGCCATCGCCGAACGGATCCCCGTTCAGGGTGGCCCACACGCTTTCCCAATAGTCGAGCTTGTCGGTGGCCCGAGCCTGGAGGGTCTTGTTATAGATCGACAGTTGCAGGCCGTTGGCCGAGCCGAACATGTACGTCTCGCCACGCCCGTAGACCGAGGCGTTGCCGTCGAATTCGATCCGCTCGATCCCGCTGATCTGGCGTACCCGACGCGAGCGGCAATGCATGCGATCCACCAGATCACGAGGCGGTTTCCAGCCCTGTACGTCCAGGGCGATATGCACAGCGGCTTGGTTGGTTTCGCAGTGACTCAGCACGGCAGCGGCCAAGTCATCCAGCACGCCCTGGAGGATGCGCGGATCGGCGCCATCGAGGGCGTGAGGCGATACTTCGATCTTGAGGTGCGAGCCGAGGGTATCGACCTTGATGTTGTGGTTCTTGATCAGCAGGATCAGACCCATTTCAGCGTTCTGCAGGCGGTACTGATAGCCAGAGTCGCGACCGATACGGCCCTTGGACCATTCGTAGCCGGCGAACTCGACCACATCCACCGAGAGGTCAAACAGCGCCATCACTTCCGGGCGCAACTTGCCGTTGTACAACTGCCGCACCGTGTCCACGCCGCAACGCAGAATGCGCACGCCTGACAGGTCGGTGAATTGAGCCGTGGTGTCGTCGAAGAACAACCGCCCTTTCGGGCTTTCCAAGACCTGACCGTCCGACTCGATACTGACGCGAATTTGATGGCTGATTTTCTTCATCTTTAACGATCCAAATTGGTACAAATTGAAACCGCAATAGGTGGCTTATCTGACGTGTTACAGGGGCGTCGGCCGCGCCTTCGGCCTATCGCTCATGCCTTGCGCTCCCGGCCGGCGGCGCGGCCCGCCCCTCATGGCTGCGCCCCTACCGCCCCTACCGCCGCTAACGCCGTCATCACCGTCCACCAGTGATGCAGCGCCCAGCCCATCGCCACCGGGACGAGGAATTCCCAATCGATCATTTGTGCCTCCAGGGCCGCGAGGCATATTCGGAGTCGGGGACGATGGTCAGCGACGACTGGCCCCTGGCCGGCCCGTCTGCGGAGGCGGCGACAGGCGCTGCCGGAACGATGCTGGCCACCGCGCCGGCCTGCCTCCCGGCACAGGTGACGGTCTGCTTCCAGTCCTCATAGCGAAGCTCTACGACGCACTCGCCCTTGGCCGTCACCCGGTAGCCGGAGCCGATCAGTTGCCAGCTGGTGAGTTCCAGGCGTCGGCCCGTGGGATCTTCCAGAGCGAACAGGTAGATATCGCCCCGCGACTTGCGGTAGGCGTGGGCAAGGATGGAGATCCGCCGATCGGCGAAGGGATGGGCGTTCAGATCAACAGGCGCAGCAGCAGGCCCATCAGGTACAAGCCCAGGAGGAAGAAAGCTATTCGCAGCAGGACGCGCTGGAGCAGCCACAGCAGCGGGCGCAGCAGGGGCTTGAGCAGGGTCGCCAGGAGCGTCGGCAGGTGTCGCAGCAGCCGGACCGCCAATCGTGCGCAGAGGCCCCATATACCAGACAAAGCCAATAGTGCCGGCCAGCAATGCCAGTAGAAGAACCAGCTTAGGCGACCGGAAGAGGCTCTTGCCCGCCTTGGTGTCCTGGGTCTTGCCGGTGGCCGTGGACTGGTAGAGGGCGAAGGTCTGCTTCCTGATCCGCTTGTACTCGATGATGGTGCCATCGGCGGGCGGACGGTTGAGTTGGGCGTCATGCTGGGCCTCCTTGTAGCGGCCAGGGATGCCGATCACCGCGAGGTTGGAATGCTTGTAGGCCATCTCGCAGGTCATGCGGATGTCGTCGCGGATGTAGGAGATGTTCGGCGTGGTGAGAACGATGTCCCAGTTGAAATGCCGGTGCCGAGTCCAGGCGTCGAGCCAGCCCATGGGACGGTCGGCGGCGTGGGCCGCTTCCGGTCCGCCGGGGTAGTCGAAGCGCTCGAGGTCTTTTTCCCGCCAGGACTTGGGAAACAGCAGTTGGGTTTCGTCGAAGATCAGGAAGGCCCCACGGGGCGCCCACTGAAACCACGTGCGCATCTTTTCGAGGTCTTCCAGCGACTCCAGATCGAGGTTGATGATCTCCGCCGTGTTGGGCAGGTCCGGGAAGACCTGATAGGCCCGCTCCAGGGTGAAGCCGCGCACGTTGGTGATGATCACCCGCCCGTCTTTCAGCGCGGGCACGGCGTCATCCTGGATCGCGCCGGAGGTCTTGTAGGAGCCATTGGGGCCGTGATGGATCTTGATCGACACGGATCACCTCCCAATGAACGGCACGAAGCGCATGCAGAAGCGCGTCGCCGCCGCGACCATGATGATGTTCAGCGCCTGCGGCACGCCGAAGAAGGCCAGCCCCGCCGCAATCGGAACCGGCAGCGCGGCGTACATGCTGCGGATCATCTGCGGCACGCCGAGGCTGTCGATCAGTTCGCGGGCGGCGGTGTAGCTGACATCGATCAGCAGGATCAGGGTCTGGAGCGCGGCGTACATCGACGCCTTGGTGGCGACCACCAGGCCGTCGCGCACGAAGTCATAGATGCCTTGGGCGAAGAAGTCCCAGATCCACTGGAAGAAGGCGATGATCTGATCGAGGAAACCGGAGAGCCATTCCATAGGGTCAGTCCTTCAGCAGAATGAGGGCGGCGATCAGCGCGGCCATCAGCAGCAGCGCCACGCGCAGGCTGGAGAGTTGGCCGGCGTAGTCGGAGATACAGAGGGAGTAGGACTTGCCCCAAATGGTCATGGGTTCGCATGGCAGTTGCCCGCCGCCTTCCGCCAGGTTGAGGTCGAAGGCGCCCTTCATCTGGTCGACGTTGGCCTTCACCTTGGTCTTGAGTTCTTTCTTGGCTTCCTCGACCTTCTTTTCCCAGGTGGCGATGGCGTCATCCCAGGTGCCGGGCGTGGGTTCCTTGAGTTCGCCGCCGGGGCCTTCGGGGCCGGTGGAGCAGTTCTCTTTCGCCGGGTCGCATGTACCGTTGCCATCGCCGCCCGTGCCGCTGCCGTCACCGTCGCCGCTACCATCGCCCCCGCCGTTGCCGTCCCCTCCCCCGCTGCCGTCGCCGCCATTGCCGGTGCCACCGTCATTGCCGCCACCGTTGTTGTCTCCACCGCCATTGCCATCGCCGCCGCCGTCGCCATCACCGCCCGGCGTGGTCGGGTCGGTTGGATTCGTGGGATCGGTCGGGGTCTTGACGCAGGTAGTCCCCGACCACGACCAGCCGGGCGGGCAGCCGGGATCGTTCGGGTCGGAGGGATCGGTGTTCGGGGTGTCGGGCGGATTCAGCGAATCGCCGGTCTGCGCGAAGGTGTAGGAGTCGGCACCGCAGCTTTGCCCGGTGCCCTTGAGGATGTAATTGCAGAAGCCGGTCGTGGTGGAGCCTTTGACCAGATAGCAACTGGCCGGGCTGGGGTTGCCGCCATACTCGCAGCTTTGATAGCAGGCGGTCGGGGCGCCGCCGTCGCCGACATAATTCCGCCCGCCCGAGGTGACAACCGGCGAGTCCGGGCCCTTGGCCGGGAACAGTTCGCCTTCCTTGCATTCTTCGGGCGGCGGTTTGCAGGCGCCATCGGCCGGATCGAGTTCTTGCTCTGGAGGACAGCTATCGCCAGTCAAAACAGCATCAGTCGAATAACTGTTAACACCTATATGGACAATGCATTGCACCCACCTGTCGTTAACCCTATTCATGGTCTTTCTGTACTCAGGAGACCAAGTATCAAAGTAAGACTGACAAGCTGCTGCATAGGATGGAAAGAAGGCATACGGTCTACCGCCAAAGGTAATCTTCCATTGATAAAGTTCAGCGCTCGCCAAGGAATGCCACAGCAGCGAGACCAGCAGACCCAGCAGCGGAAGAAGTCGGCCAAGGCCGGAACGTGCGTTGTTACTCATCCAGTCACCCATGAAAAAGCCCCCTGCCGGAAACTCCGGAGGGGGCTTCCGCCTCGGTCTGTTCGGTTAGAAGAATTCGCCGGTCCGGTACCCGGTGATGAAGGCGCCGGCGAAGAACGCCCCCAACCACACCGACCAGAGCACCCGTTACGCCTTGCGCAACATGCTGTAGATCAGGCCGGCGACGGCCAGGATCACCAGGGCGCCGACGATGTAGCCGCCAATGGCCTTCATATCGCCCTGGCCATCGGTGATCGCCGATTCCACCGCGCTGGTGTCGATCACCCCGGCGAAGGCCGGCAGCGAGGTCGCGGCGGTGACGGAACCGGCAATGCACAGGTTGCGGAACGAGGCGACCGGGCTGAACTTGGCGATGCGTTGCTTCATTGCTTTCATGGTATTTCCTCTCTACTTGGCTTTACGAAGAAGTGACGCGACCCAGCCAATCAAAAGCCCCGTCACGAACGATCCCAGGACGCCAGCGGCACCGATGCCGAAGGCTTCCGGGGAGAAACCACCGTTGACCAGGATGTCCACGTATCCAGCGGCCTCGGGCGGAATCAGGTAGGCCTGTTGCCATGCGAGTTCGCGACACGCCATGAAGCCCTCGGGGGTCGAGGTCCACGCGGTACACACCTGCACAGCGACAACGCCTGACATAGCGATCAGTCCTCAAACAGCCAGGGAGGCCGCTAGGCCGTCGATCCAGCCCCAGGCGTAGCCGGTGGCCAGACCTACCGCGAACAGCGAGAGATAGCGGAGCATCGCGGCCTCCTACGGCTTACGCCTTGGCGTCCGAGGACTTGTCTTGTTTGTCCTGGCCCTGCGGCTGCTGGGCCGGACGCGGGGCTTGGGCCTGCGCTTGCGGGCGGGCCGGGGCTTGGGCGGTCGGCGCCATCGGCTTGCCGCCCACGGCCAGCAGATCCACGAGGACCTGGGTATTGGTGATCCGGCCGAAACGGTCTTGGGTCGGGCGGACCACGCTGGCGAACTTGCAGAGCACCGGCTGGCCTTCGAAGACGATGGCGTCCAGCAGGGTCGGCTCGATGTTGTATTCGCTGATCTCGAAGCCCTTGGCGTTGCCACGGGCACCTTCCGGGATCGGGGCGATGGATTGGACCGAGGCGTAGATTTCCCCGGTCTTGGTCGAGGTATAGGTGTCGGTCTTGGTGACCCACAGTTCGACGACGCCGCCTTGGGTTGCAAACATGTTCATCGGTGTTTCTCCTTCAATTCGCCTTTTTCGGCGTGAGTTGTCCCGCTGCTGCAAATTCGGCTGTTTCGCCTTCATTCAGCGGTGTTGGGTGAAAGTGATTTGTCGGGCGATCCCTTCGGGCCGGACTCTATTCGCTAGCGAACCAAGCCAACCACGGGTGTTCGTCTCGGCCCATTCGGGTAACGATCCCTATCGCAACGTCGTCTCCGACGGCCAAGGGGGACGCTTCCCCTTGGAACCCGCAGAGCAACACCAAGGGCTCTGCCCTTGTCATCCCGCTCTTGCCGCCGAGGGCTCGGGAGCGCGGGGCGGAGGAGCTGCCCCACACTCCCCAGCGGAGGCTGTTTCAGGGGGGAGGCGTTCAAGGGTGCGCTGCGCCCGTGCTTCCGTTCGCCGGAACGGTGAAGCTGTTCCGACGAGCCGGGAGCGCGGCCCTTGACCGGATCGGCCACGGTGCGGGCGGCCTGGATCAGGCAGAGCAGGAGCAGCGCTTTCAGGGTCTTAGCGAGCATGGGTCAGCCCTCCAGTTGGAATGCTTCGCGCACGGGCACGAAGGGGGTGGGTTTCCCGCTGTCGTACACAACGTGCCAGTACTTCGGCGGACGCCGGGACGGGCCGTGTTTCGCGCAGAAGGAACGGGGACGGCAGAGCCAGCGGCCATCTTCCAGATAGGGCAGCCCAGGGGGCCGGCAGTCCGGACACGGCGACGGGCTGTGCAATGGGATGGCCTGCCTTGCGGACCAGCACACAGAGCAGCCGCAGTCCGGGGCGTGGGTTTGGCGCAAGTAATTCGGAGACGACATGGTCAGCTTCCTCCTTATCTTGGCGAGCACAGCCCCAGGCGAGAGCCTCAACCCGCAGGTCGGTCAGATAGGATTCTTCCGGCTGGGAGAGGTAGCCGGCATCCATGAGGCCATCGATCAGCATCAGGGCGCGGTCGAAGGGTTCGCTAGGGTGCTGTGCCGTTTGCAGCAGATAGCCTTCCAAGAAGGTCAGCAGCGCATGGATAGGGTTGCTCGACAGAACGCGCGCTACCTCAACGCCTTCAAAGCTCTGCTCAACACGGAAGACCAGTTCGGCATTCAGGGAACGCATAGAGGCCTTGGCAGCCTGTTCAACCCGAGCGCGAAGGGCTGGAGGCATACGGAGCTTGAATTGCGGATCGGTGCGGCTCATGCCGACCACTCCTGTTCCAGCAGCCAGGTACGCAACAGCGCACTATTCACCATGCGCAGCTTTCCAAGCTTCACGGACGGCAGCACACCCCGGTAAACCCAGGCGCGGGCAGTGCCATAGCTAATGCCGTTGCGTTCCGCCCACCGTTCGATGGACTCCACATCCTGTTGCGGCCCTATCAGGGCGCCGGGGTTAAGCTCTTCCAGTTCCATGCTCATTCCGTCACTATTCGTGGCATTAGCCATACGCGGCTAGAGAAATAATTACTCTGGAGAAATTATTTCCCCAAAGCCACGTCAGGGCAACTATTTCCCCGGAATAAATTTCTATATGAACACGTCAGCCGATAGGGCAAGACTATTAATCAAGAAAATCGGCCCCAAAAAGGTCAGCCTTCACGGGGGCGATTACGAGAGATGGAAAAGCGTCAGCAAAGGCGCGATTCGCGTGAGCACAGAAGAAATCGACGTCTTAGTAAAAATTTTCCCTAATTACGCGTTATGGATTGCAAGCGGTTCCATCGCCCCAGAAGTCGGCCAAACTAGCCCCGACTATGACGAAGCCAATCGAAACTTGTCCAATCAAAACGCGGGATAGCGATCACTAGAAAAGTAGCACTACGATGGTACGCCCTACGGACAGAAGGCAAGAAATGAAAGCGGACAGGGACGATGCACCGGAACACTTGAGGAGAAACCGAGGCCAGAGCTTTGGTAAATGGACACTTGCAATTGCTCTAGGGCTAGGACTTTCAGGGCTGGCTTTACACATGGCAGGAAACAAACTCTCTTTCCTTCCAAAACCACAATCCAGCCAACCCTCTAACCTTGAGGAACTTTCTCACACGCCTAACGATAACACTCCCCAAAACCAGCCCCAAAAGACATCAGAAGAACTTTTTTGGGAAAATGTTAATGCGCGCAATCATCAACAGAACCAGCCTAAGCAAACTGTTTATAACGATAGTAATTACAGGCCGCAAAAACCGGCCAACACCTACACACCGCCAGCACCCCATCGAGTAGTATCTGCGCCCCAACAAACACAGCAACGCCAAACCAATCGAGCAAACCGCGAACGAACCTCTAAGTGGATCAAAAGCTGGAATGGCGGTACAAACTACCTAGCAGAATGGCTATCCGTAAACAATCACATAGATGGCTCCAGTGTCTGCGCCAATCACCGACGCGGCTCAATCGACTACCGCGAGTGTCGTAAGGCTGCCAAGCAACATTTCCATGAACAGTGCAGAATCTGGCGTGCGCGTTATGACAATGACCGCAAAGTAAGCAGTGATCGAATGAGGACACGTTACTGCACTGCGGCGAGCAGCTTCAATCCAATGGGGTAGTTCAGTTAAATCAAGGAAACTTATGCTTGAGAAAATCAAGAAGAAACCAATTCCAAAGTATGGAGCCACGAGGCGTGGAGTTTTAATGCTATGGGTATAAGGAAGGAACTGGAAAATTGCCGGAAAGGATATAGGCTCGTGGCTTGTAGTTGGATATATTGAAGTTGTAGCAGATGTGACTGGTCTTCCTGTATGGGGAATGGCAACCATTGCTGCCGATCAGCTCCTAGACGTTCCCAAGCTCAAGGACATCCCAAAATCAATTCGCGAATTAGCGAACGAAAACAACAGGGTAAAAACTGTTGGAATGCTGTTTAATATACGAAAAAAGTCCATTAAACTCTTCGCCCCCTAGATCGATAGCATACAAGATAGAGCATCAATACTCGGTGCAATTTAAAAAACAATCAAGCACGGATATGATTACTCATGAATCTTAGGAAGGACAATCACTACATTCCACAGCTCTACCTGAAGCAGTGGGCAACCAATGGAAAAATCCCAACTTATCGACTGTTGGTTCCAAACGAAAATTACCCAGCATGGAAAATACACTCTTTAAAGAGTATTTGTTTCCATCAGCACCTCTATACTTACATCGCAACGCAAGGTGAGACAGACGAACTAGAGCGCTGGCTTGACCGCGAGTTCGAGTCGCCTGCTGCTGACGCGATAGACCGAGTTGTGCGAGAGCTGCCGCTGACACCAAAGCACTGGAAAAACCTAGTGCGCTTTGCCGTAGCTCAAGATGTGCGCACCCCTGCACGTATGAAAGAGTTCATAAAACGACAGGAAGACACCTTGCCCGACCTACTCAACGACACCGTAGAAAGGTCAGTCCGTCGTTTAGAGAGTGCAGTGAGAGAAAACCGGCCATTGCCACAGGCAAAGCAATTATTAATAGATGACTTTCCAGCACGAGTGGTGGTAGAGCGACAACCAGACGGTAGCGGGAGAGTTTGGGCGGAGACGTTCATTGGCCGCCAAATGTGGCTCTGGAACATAAAACACATTTTGTCGAGTACATTGAAGAGGCTGCCAAAACATAAATGGACTATTCTTCATGCGCCTCGGGGATGCACTTGGCCTACTTCAGATAACCCCCTAATACGGCTTAATTATTATGGAGAGGGAAACTACGACTTTCGAGGGGGATGGGGTGTTGAGGATGGTGAGATTTTATTACCCCTCAGCCCAAAACATCTACTCTACACCAGGATGGGGCGGCGCCCACCATATAGGGGATTTGAACTAGACGCTAAATCCGCCCAACAAATACGCAGAATGATCATTGACCATGCAGATCGCTACATATTTTCGGTGGACGAAAGCAATATTGCGGAAATTAGGCCTCGGACTGTATGTGCAAGCACCTTCAAGCGCGAACAAGGATTTTGGCGCAATTGGAATCGAGATCAGTCTGCCGCAGAGCTAGATATAATGCGTACGACTTCGAACGAGTGAATCGCCCCCGTTTTCCTAAACACGCTCCACTCTCGAAAATACTCTACGCTTTCAATACGCCACATATCACTCCTTCCCAATCATAGAAATCTGTCGAAAATGTGTCGAAATCACTGACACGGAAAGCTACGAAGTGAGATGTCGGATCAGCAGAAGAAGCGGCATTCATACGCATAGGAACGCTCCAAAGCACTATCTAATAGGGTTCGACTCCCACTGCCTTC